ATTCTGCCCAATCCACATCATTGTGTTCTTCATGATAGAACTTAGCTAAGTTAATTGAACCTAAATTACATGATTCATTCCCTAGTAAAGGCTGCTCACCACAAGGATTCGTGGCAATCATTTCACCATATTCTTCTGTAACATGATTGTCTTTATTCACGTTATCCAAGAAAATCATTCCTGGTTCGCCGTTTCTCCAAGCACCATAGATGATTTTATCAAATACTTCTCTAGCATCTAGTTCACCCACAACTTCTTTTGTGTTTGGATTAATCAAAGGATATTTCATTTTAGCTTCTACAGCTTTCATAAAATCAGCATCTACACCAACAGAAATATTGAAGTTATGAATATCACCCTCTACTTTTTTACAGTCAATAAACTCTAATATGTCTGGATGATATACTGACATCACTGCCATGTTTGCACCATCTCTCTTACCACCTTGTGTAATCATAGACGACACTCTTGATAATGTTTGTAATACTTGTATCGGGCCACATGCAATACCATGAGTTGTTTTTATTCGGTCACCTCTTGGTCGTAGTTTAGATAAAGAAAATCCTGTACCCCCACCAAACTTTTGCACCATTGCAATATCGTGTGCAGTTTTCATAATGTCTTCCATACTATCTTCTAAAGGTAGTACGAAACACGCAGACAAAGTACCTTGTTCTGTTCCTGCATTCATGAGTGTGGGTGAGTTAGGGACAAATTTTAAATCCTTCATCATCCTTATAAAATCTAATGCTGTTAATGATGCATCAGCATCTATTCTTCCATAGTGAGTATCAATTTTTGCTATTGCAATACCCACTCTTTCAAACATATCATCAGCTGTTTCGATAACTTCGTTTGAATCATTTTTTAAATAGTAGCGACTCTGTGCTACGGTTTCTGCTTGTTTTGTTAGTGTCGTCATTTTATTATTTCTCCTTATCCTCTGTGACCACAGTAAATGCAAAGTTTTCTTTCTGGAACCCAAAAACTTGGGGTGCAAACCATCTCCGTACAATTTGGGTTCGGAGCTTTTTCGCTTGAGACTTCTTGCTGATTAACAGGTTTGAAGTCTAGGCTCATCTTCTTTTTCAACTCTTCTGCACTATCTTCTTTTTGACTTGATGGGTCTACTGCGTCTAACCATTCAGTAGCACTACCTAAAGATTCATATCTGTACAAAGTTGTTTCGTAGGCAGCTTGTAACGCCATAGCAACAGAAAAGAAAGCATCGCCGTGACCCATAGGGGTTTCAGGAGCTTTTAGTTCATTGCTTACAGAAACAATTTGTTCTTTCTGTCTAGAGTCTTGAATTAACGTTAGGTTGCTTTTACTAACGTATTCTTCAAAGATTTGAGCCATGGTTCGCTTGCTCTTCAGAGTGAAGTGCATTGCGTGCCAAACAGGGTCTAATCCCCTGTCTTCAAGTTCACCTCTAGTATTATCTATGTAACCTTTCTCTAAGTCAAAGTTTTTAGCTATATCATTCAGATATTCTATTTGGTCTGAATAACTCCAACCGTCTAACCATGACTGATGCACTTGTTCTAACTTCTCTCCCACTCTTCTGAAGATAACTAGATGTGACGGATGTCTTTTTTTACCCACATCAAACCCTGCAAAAAGCTGTTCGTGTTCATCTTTCTTTTTGTAGATGTTTGATGCAGGATGATTCCTAAGAGTCTCATCCTCACAATTAGTTATTTCTTCTTCATTAAAATAGGCTTCAGTTGCAAAATGTGGCTGGAGTAAAAACTCTGAAGCGAATGATTTAGGTCTTGCTTCTTGTTGTTGTAATAACCATTCTTCTGAGTATAGTTCAGGCATCAAAACTCTTCTGTTAGGCACAGGGTCTAACGCTGGCAATACTCTTGATTTAAATCTATCATCTTTCTGTAATTTGGTAAGTAAATCACCAGGCATCATAGGTGTTCCCAAGACGACTACAGGGACACCTTTCAACGGAATGAATAAACTTTCCGTCATGAAGTGGTCTTCTACTTTCGTTATTTGACTTGTGTTTAGTGGATTTTCAGGGTCTCTTAATACGTCATCAGCAATCAATGCTCCGTTAACGTGCATACCTCTTTTGAAAGAAAACAATCCACCGTGCATAATTTCCATAGGTCTTTTATTAATATAATATCTAAATGAATAATCTGCCTTTGGAGAACGATTATCCATCATGGAGGTTAGAATAGGATTTCTTGAAACTGTTTTATTTATTTCAGATAAATGATATCTTGCCATACCATCACTGTAAGATAAATACAAAACAGAACAATCCCTTGGAGCTTTTAAAAGTCGCCACACACTAAATGCGTGACCCATAATCGTGGATTTAAAATGGAAACGTGGTAAGACTGCCACATAGTTTTGTCCCGTTTCTAAACATTCTTCAATATCTTCAGCTAGCACACCCACATGCCATGCACCAAAATATTCTGGATTATCAAAACTCTGTGACCATATATCTCTAAGAAACTCATAGAAGCTACCCACATGATACTTCTTCTGTTCAATTAGTCCTGATGCTAATCTGGATATTGCATCTTTATATGTTGTTATTTCATTCTGTTTATTTGTCATCAGATGTACTATCACTCACCAATGTTTGTAATCTAAGAGCTATCTTATTTATTACTTCTTGTTCAGATATCTCTTCTACTAAAATATTTAAAACTTCTTGCACAAAAGATAAATTAATCATCCCTTGCATTACTCTACGCTCACCCTCTATCCCCATTTCTAGGGCTTTAGCTGCTTCACCTGCTCGTATAAATTCTAAACCTTTTAGTTCATTGACTGCCTTCCTACGAAGAATATTATAGTCATCTAAATGTTCTACTTGCATTCTGCGAAGTTTTTGTGCTTCGCTTTCTATTATCTCTTCTTTTGCTTTTGTTTCTGCCTCCACCACCATGTCTTTCCAGTTAAATCTTTTTGCCCACTCGTATATTGCAGGTGTTGATATTTTCATATCGTATCTTGCAGATAATATTTCTGAAATCTCTCGTCCAGACTTTCCACCTAAATATAATTCACGAGCATGATTCCTAACTTCATTAGGTATTTTTTTAGGCATATTATCTTCCTACGTCATAGGCTACATTAGTAAACCCTTGGTCAGCACTTTGTGATTCAATGCTACCACCAAACGGTGTTCCGTTTGATTGTAAGAATCTACTCATATCCATTCTTCCTGTTTGATTACTTGTGCCATTAAAACACTGAGGCACTTTTTCTTTTACACCATTAGAGACAACAGTCTTAAATCTCATGGCTATTTCAGGTTTTCTTGTTCCACATACACCAACCCAACCTTCGTCTTTCGGGCCTAGAGGTTTGTATTGTGGATTATCAAGTATTGTTCCAATTGTTCTACTTGCCCCTTTTGGTGTTTCATTATATATACATTTGTAAAAGTCACACCAAACAACTTTAGCGTACTTCTTCTTAAACTCTTCAGCAGTCATTTTTTTCTTCTTACCTCTTTCAGTAGGAAGACTGTCTACTGTTCCTTTAGCAACATGTTTAGCCTTTGTATTAAAACGAAATGTTGGCTTATCATTTGCTTTCTTATATCCCCTTGGCACTCCCATTTTCTATACTCTCCTTTTGTGCATGTAATGCGATACAAGCCGCATCAGCATAATCTTGTTCAGTAAAAACATCCCCCCATTTATCAACAGCATATTCCATGATGTCTTGTTTAGAGGAGTTCCCTTTACCTATTATATCTTTCTTCCAAGTCTTGTTATCTACTAAATAACAAGGGACACTCTGCTTATGGCAAGCTAACTGTATCGCAGTGACAACCGAAGCAATCTGGATAGTTGCTTTCGCATTTTGAATATAAATTGCCTTTTCTATAGCAGATTTCCTTATCTTTATTTTACTTATTTCACTTTGAAATTTATCAAAGATTTCAGTAATTCTTTCACTAAAATCTGCTTTTTTTACATTAATTTTAAATGTACTAACGAGTCTACAACCGTCATCAATTAATACAGCATGCACCCCTTTTGATGAACAATCAACTCCCATGTACATTATTTCGTAATCCTTAAAGATATGATTCTGCTAATCGTATTAAACGCTGTTGTATATGAAGCTAGCAAACCTTCCAGTCTTAAAACTTCTGCTTGAGCTTCCCTTAGTTGATGTGCGTGGTCTTTAAGATTAGGATTGGCATCTATAACTGCACCCTTAACTTGTTCTTTTACCATTCGTTTTGCATCAGTATTTTGTTTTACAAATTTATACATAGTGACTGACATGGCTTCATCAAATTGGTCTGCTAATAGTTTTGCTTGAGCTTGTACGTCTGACAAGGCATACTCTAAATATGACTTATAGTTACCATACATAGTTAAATATTCTTGTAATCCTTCATTAGTCTGTCGCCAAGCTTCGGCAAATTCTAAATGTGGTTTTTCTTCTAAATCCCATTTTAATGATGGAACATTCATTTTCTTTTCTATCTTTGGATTTTTAGGTTCTTCATCTAACCAACTTTGTTGTGTCATATTGAATGTCTCCCAAATACTTCACGTGCAACCACATCTGCACATTGTGCTACTTTGTTTAAATCTAAATCACCATCTGTTCTGACCCTTGTCTCCATATCAATCCAAAAAGGTTTTGTAGGGGATAGATTTTCTTTTAGTGTATCCACCACCTCTTGAATATTATCAGGACCTATACCACCTGCAAATCCACAAGTAATGCCTTTGTAAGGCATTGGAAAAGTATTAGGTAGAATGCCTGCACCTGATGAGGTGTCAAATAGATATTGGATATTGGAAAAATTACCATTATCTAAGTAATTGTAAATCCATCCATCATTCACCCCATCAAATTGAAATATAACTTTTTTATTTGATACAGATTCTAAAAACTGTTCTAGTGTAAATAATGTCATTTCTGTATCAGTTACACTTTTCATAACAAGCTGATAATAATTTAGACCATGAAAGTTTAATTGTATTCTTTTAAATTCATCTAAATTTATTTTAGACTTATTTTCTAAGGCATCATCTAAATCACCCCCACATAAATGTGCAGATAAATTCATAGGAGTTTTTCCTTTTTCTTCTAATAGATGACTCAACCATTTTGATGTAGGAAATCTTGACCCACCAGATAGTGGAAATAATATACCCCATTCTAAAAATCGATATTCTTTTGATAATTCAATCATGCCCCTAACATTAGTCATGTCATCGGCACCTGTTACTGTCATACGTTCTAGTTTCATAATTTCACCTTTCTACAATCGCAATAAAATTCGCCACTACATTCTGTCGGAGCAGCTCTTAATGACATAATAGTATAACATCTATCTAAAATTTTTGCGAATGCGTCATCGTCTTTTTCTACTCTAAAACATTTAAGTTCTTGATTATCTTTGTTTTCATATAATACATAACCTGTGTTAATACCTAACTTATTAAGATGTAGATATACTTGTGCTTGAATACCATGCGTTTCTTGAGGGCCATCTAATTCATCAAACAATGAACCCTTTATAGATTTAAGTTCTAATAAAACTGTGTTTAATTTTGGATGTCTTAAGATAAAATCTATACGTCCTGATATTATAGGATTGTCAAATTTACAAGGGACTTCTTGTTTAATTAAAATATTCATTCGTTCAAAATATTTTTTCATTCTATACTCTAGATAACTACCATTATCAAAGATTCTTTGAACTCGTGCACTTAAAGGCACATCTGGAAGTAAACCGTTATAAGCTAAGTATAAATATCTATCACAAGGATTTCCTATTACTGAAGCATGGAACTTACCCTTCATACCATTACGTTTTTTAGATGCGAGCATATCGTCTAATTTATTAATTAGCCATTTATCTTGTCGTTGTTTTTTTACTTTTTTTCGTTTTCCAACGGCTCCAATTTGTCTAATGCCTGCCATAGTTCCTCACATATTCGTTGATGTGTTTTTTCTTTAATGTGTATTATATGTTCCACACCCAACTCATATAATTTATCGTCTCTTTTACGGTCACGTTTTCTTAAATGTCCAT